GCTATTCTAGCCGGCCTTGGTGTTAAGGCAGGTATTGGTGCTATGAACGCTCTAAGAGGCGGAGGTATAGCTTCTGCTACTGTATCAGCAGTTAAAGCCGCTCTTAAAGGAAGAGATATAGCTGTAGTAGGTGGTGAGATAGCGTCAGCCGTTGGAGCCGCTGCAAAAGCAGTAAGTTAATAAGTTTCTTTCATTTACTTAGTTTTCCGGAAATAGTATATATTTATATACGAATATACAGTCACTTATACTGTATCAACGAATTTAACATTTCCTATTGTTGCTCATAATAGCAACAGAAATCACAACAAATTTATTAAAAATGGCAAACAAAGATTTATTCAAGCAAGCTATTGCTGAAGCTAAATCTGTAAGAGAAGCCGCTATTGCTAACGCTAAAGAAGCTTTAGAAGAGTCCTTAACTCCTCATCTGAAAGATATGTTAGCTGCTAAACTACAAGAGATGGAAGACAAAGAAGTCGATGAAGTAGCAGTAAACGAAATCGAAGATGAAGTAGAAGAAGGAAACTATAAAGACAAAAAAGAGGAAGCAGTAGAGGAAGACTTTACAGCAGTAGAAGAAGCAGAAGACGATGCTGAAATGGAAGCTGACGATGAGGGAGAAGAAGCTCCTGAGGAAGCTGAAGACGAATTAGAATCTGAAGATGAGCCGGCTGAAGACGAAGACCTAAAGGATTTATCAGTAGAAGATTTTAAAGACTTAATCAGAGACATCATTTCACAAGAAATGGGTGGAGCTGGAGAAGGAGATCTAGAAGCTGAACTTCCTGCAGACGATATGGACGCTGGAGCAGATTTAGAAGTACCAGGCGAGGGTGACCCTATGGCTGGAGAAGAAGGTGACGAAGAAATCGACCTTGACGAGTTAATTAGAGAACTAGAAGCTGTATCAGAAGGCGAAAGCGAAGACGATATGGAAGAAGGTAAGAAAGAAGAAGAAGAGACTGTGGAAGAAACAGCCGTTGGAGCTGCTGCTAACGAAGTCCCTGCTGAATCTGACTCTAAAGAGAAAAACATTAACGACACGGTTAAAGAATCTTCAGAACTTAACGAAGCTCTTGAAACTATTGAAACATTGAGAAAAGAACTAAACGAAGTAAACCTTCTAAATTCTAAGTTGCTCTATGTCAACAAAATTTTCAAAGCTAATAACCTTTCAGAATCTCAGAAAGTAAACATTATCGCTGCGTTCGATAAAGCTGAGACAGTAAAAGAGGTTAAACTTGTTTTTGAAACAGTTAGCGAAAACGTAGTTGTTAAAAAAGAGACTACAATTAAAGAACATAGAGGATCTGCTAGCAAAGCAACTGGAATTACTGCAAGTAAGCCAGAAGTAATTGCTGAAGTATCTGACACTGTTCGTAGAATGCAAAAATTAGCTGGAATTATTAAATAATATTTTATTTTAAACAATCATGGAAATCAATCAATTATTAGAAAGCTCAAATAGCTTTAAAAGCTTACAAGCAGATGCTGCTAAGTTAGCTGAAAAGTGGAGTGCTTCTGGTTTGTTGGAAGGTATCGAGAATGAAAAAGTCAAAAACAACATGGCTATGATTCTTGAGAACCAAGCAAAACAAATCGTAGCTGAAGCTAATGCAACACAATCCGGAGGTTCTGGATTTACTGCTGGTCAAGGTGAAAACTGGGCTGGCGTTGCTTTACCTTTAGTTAGAAAAGTATTCGCACAAATCGTTGCACAGGACTTTGTTTCTGTACAACCAATGAACTTGCCTTCTGGGCTAGTATTCTACTTAGACTTTAAGTACGGTACTGCTACAAACGGAAGAACAGACGGAGAGAATATGTACGGTAACGTTACTGACGGTGCTAACAAAATGGGAGAAGATGTAGACGTATCTGGCGGTCTTTATGGCGCTGGTAAATTCGGATACACTATCAACCAGAACCTTGGTACTGAAATTGCTGCTACTGTAGGTAACGCTGCTCTTAAAGATGTAGGATACGACGCTGGGTTAACATTAGGTGACTATCAGATCGTTTCTGTCCCATTATCTTCTATTCCTAACTACGATGTAGAAGGAGTAAGAGCATTTACTTTATACAACTCTGGATCTGTAACTATCCAC